CCCGCTTGCCCTGCTTCCGTCGTGTCGGTCGGCACTTGCCAGCCAAACTCCGTGCACTCAATGGCGATACTAGGATAGCCCTGAGAAGCGGCCGCAGCCGCCATATTAGTGATCGCCGTCGTGATGCTCGGCACGTGCCCGGTGCCGGTATGCGGGTCATGAGCGTTGCTATAGAAGTGGAAGTTGATATACTCCACATATTGCAAAGAGCTACCCAAACCTGCGATGAAGTCGCTAAAGTTGGCATCCCACATCCACCAGATGGCACCCGCGCCAAGCCGCGTACCAGGGTAGTTCGCCTGCATCGTCGGTCCAACGGTGTTGAGGACTTGCTGCAAGAACCAGGGATCGCGTGCCGGTTGCGGCGTTGGTGAGGCCGCATTGAGTACGCCTTGGCTGCCGTCATACTCGGAATAGGTTGGCGTGCGCAGGCCATACCAAATAACGGTGATGGGAGAACTTGACGAGGCATTCGTACTCGCGGTATAGGCACTGCCATCGTTATTGACGATGTGGATCACGGTATCGCTGATACTCACAGCCGAGGACAGCTTGACATAATCGCCATTGCCGCCCGATTGCCCAAACTGGAAATGTGTGCCATTGGCATACGCCGCAGGGCTTGAAATGATGTTGACCGTTGGGTATGCTGTGCCCGCGTTGACGGCCTGATTGAGCGTGACGCTGGTCGTGCTGCTCGTGAAATGGATGTTGTACTCTTCGTTGCCGACTTCGAGTTTGTGTATCTTCATCGGCCCGTAGCCGGGGACGCTAAACGCGCCATTATAACGCGCCGCAATCACCTGGCAGGCGATTAACACATCGGATGGCTGCGGCAAGAAAAACGGCTCGTCCGTCGCCTGGTACGCTACGTTCGTGAGGGACCACGCCGGCATCCCCCGGACAGGGAAGGTGATCGTGAAACCTGCCTGAGATAACTTGAAAATCGCGTCATCAAGGGGCGCAAAGTCCCACCCTGCGCCGCCGGTCGTGTCTGCTTGCGTGCGCCATATCCACTGGATATCTAACTGAAATCTGAAGTTGCCGTGCCCATCGGCTACTGCCCAATCCACAATTTGCTGAGATAATCGGGCGGCAACTGGATAACTGCCAGGGTTGAGGCCGCGTGTGATGCCGTACGAGTTCTCCGGCAGCATGGCGACTGCCGCCGCAAATATGACAAAGGTCACCGTAACCGTGGCAATCGCGCCGCCTGTTGTGGCTGTGAAGGTCACGGTAGCTGTATACGTACCAGCAGCACGTGCACCAGTGGTACAGATAAAAGAGATTGGCGTACTGCCTGATGCGCCGAGAGAGCCTGATGATGGATTGATGGAGAGCCAGCCGGAGCCACTTCCATACGCTATAGAGGATGTCCAGGCCGTTGCAATGCCTGCTGTCTCTGAAAGGGTGTCGTTTTGATACGCTGGATTGATAGCATTGTTGAATGTGCCGCTTAGGGCGCGTGGCACATAAGAGATAGCGCCAAGTGTGGCAGAGAATGATAAACTCGCAAGTGACGTGGCAAGCACTGGCGTTCCGGCGGTCGTCTGGTAGCCTGGGGTGACGATCTGGATGTTGACAGAGCCAAGGGTCGCACTATTGGACTCAACGAATTTCAGGGTTGCCGCGCCCGAGCCAGTGCCATTGACGGTAATATTATCGAAAGCGTCTACATAGACGATATCACCGCTCACAAAAGACATCTTGGCGGCGGATTGCGAACTGAAGGCGTAGTTGGTTGAGGCGGTCGTGAGTGCCGCGCCCGCATTGCTAAAGGTGCCAATCGTGGTATAGACACCGCCATTGTATTTGCTGACACGCACATACTGCGTCGCGGTGGCTGTGCCGACGCTTACGGCGTTCCTGATCGTGACCAGCCAGTTACCCGCGATGATATCATTGCCTGCTAAATTGAGCGAGGCCGCCTCTAAAAACCAGCCATTGCCTGATTGAGCGGGCAGAGAACCGCCAGCCGCCCATGCGCTCGCGTTGCCCTGGCTATACGCTTCACCATAGCCGGTTGAGGTGCCAATGAGGCTGTTTCTGCTATTGGTACTTGAGCCGGTGGTGGCGTTGGCAAAGACGGCATTCGCCGTTGATGGCAGCGTGGTTGATGCGTTGGTGGTGAGGTATAAAGTAAGGGCTGTAGCCATTTAGAACTTCACCCCCGTCGCTTGCCTCACGGCCTGTACCCAATCAGGCATGACCGCGCGTACAAACTGCTGCCCATTGATGTTGAATTGCACGATAACGGGCTGTCCTGAGGATGACCCGCCGCCGCCGCTACTTCCTATCCGATTGTTGGGAATGATTTGAGCACCTCTCGGGACATACATCAGTTCCGGCCCCTGCTCACCAATCATCGCGAGGCCACCAGGGGCGCTACTTGTACCACCGGCAAAGTGCCCAACGCCGCCGCCTCCGATTGAGCCGCCGATACCGCCTCCCATGCCCAGGATGTGCGCGATGATGCCCGAGACGGCGTCCGCTGCTCGCTGGAATGGGGAGACGATCGCGCCCCACACGCCAGATAATGCGCCTGGAATGCGCCCAGCCAGGGACCCAAGTATCTTGACCGCGCCATCGACCATACTTTGGACGACGGTCCCCACGCGCCCTGGCAAGTCTTGAAACCACTTGACAACGCTATTGACGAAGCCTTGAACAACCCCGATGACCTTCCCAGGTAAGGATTGAAACCACTTGACAACCCCGTTGATGAGATCGGGCACGATAGAACCGCCGACAATCATGTGATACGCCCATTGGAACCAACTCACTAATTGCGTGATGCCCTTTATTGTGACCGTTATGGCATTTCCGATACCACCCCAATCGACCTTGGAGAGCGCATTCGACATCTTGACGACGTTATCCCCGACCTTGCCCCAATCGACGTTGGCAATAGCTATGGCGATTTTCTGGAAGTTTGCCCCGACATTCCCCCAATCTATCTTACTGATACCGTCTGCTATCTTTGAGAAGGCCGCGCCAACTTTGCCCCAATCAATCTTGTAGATGGCATCCCCAACCCTCGTGAAACCCGCCCCAACCTTGCCCCAATCAATAGCCGTGAGCTTATCCCATATCACTTTGATCTCTCGCCAGAAGTTCACCCACGGGTCAATTTGACGGCTCATACTGCCCATCACGGCCTTTGCGCGGTCAAAGGAGTCGGTCAGGGGCTTCGTCGCGTCAGTTGTAGATTTGATAATGCCACGCGCGCGGTCAAAGGCATCATAAAGCGGCTTAGCAGCATCCTTTACCTTGTTTAGTACATCTGTTGCATGCATAAATTGATCTGAAAGCTTCGTTATCTCCGCGCCCCCCACCTGGATTTCATTAAAGACCGTGCGGAAGGCACTCACCATCTGGTTGAGTGTGTTGACGATGGGCTGTAAGGTGGCATGGATGATTTGAGATTTCGTTATCCAATCAGAGAATGCCTGGAGAAGCGGCATCAGGATACCGAGTATTTGTCCGAGGACGGGCAAGAGTTGACTACCGATGCCAATCAACATGGCTTCAATGGCGGCATTCGCCCGATCAAGGATGACATTGAAGTTCGTTTGCGCCAAATCCCACCCGAGAACCGCCGTTTTACTGGCATTCATCGCATCTGTGATGGCCTTTGTGTTCCCCACAAAGGTACTCATGTGCGTGCCGGTGAGGGCCAGGAATGCGGAAAGCGAGCGTTGCCCACCGATCATGTCACTGACAGCCCGATTGAAGGGAACGCTTCCCTCTGGCCCCACTTTCTTTGCCGCGTCGTAGATCATTTGTAACGCGCCTGGGAGACTCGTCTTCATCTCATTGGCAACGGCTATTGTGCTGAGTCCCATATCGGCCATCGCCACTCGTGCTTTATGTGTTGGGTTTTCAAGCGATTGGAACGCAAAACGCAGGGATGTTGCGGCACGTTCGGCAGGAATACCCGCATTCGTCATGGTAGACATGGCGGCTGCAACATCGGCAAAATGAATACCGAGATTTTGGGCGAGTGGCAAAATCGGCCCCATTGAGTTTGACAACTGTTCAAGTGAGATTTTGCCAAGCTGGACGGCGCGTGTGTAGCCATTCATAAATTGTGTCGCGTTAAAGGTCTTCGTTCCGTAGTCGGTCATGGCGGTTGTTAAGGCTTTGGATACATCCACCACCGCGGCCTGTTCAGATTGTGCGCCCTTGGCCGCCACACTGAGCGTATTCAGACTTTGTGCCCCGCGTTGCCCGGCTGAGATAATCTGGTACATCGCCGCATTGAGGCCATCGGTGCCGGTGGTGAGCACACCCGTCGCCGTTGATACGCCAAGGATGCCCTGCCCCATCTTTGCCATGTTGTCGGTCACATCACCCGCGCCGGTCACTAACCTATTGACGCCTTGTTGGAAGTCAGCGGCCAGTTTGACCGAGGCGACGCCCGCCGCCGTGACTGCCGCCGCAACGCCCAGGATGGACAACTCGGCAGCACTCGCACCCGAGGCCTCGACGGCTACCAGCAGTTCAGCGGCAGAAATACCCATGTTGGCTCACACCCTTAGCTTGTCTTCAAAATTCACACTATCAAGATAGGCGGCCCCATCCTCAACGGCCTGGTAAAAGAAGGGTTGCGCCGCCATGAAGCGCGTACCAAACTCGACATAGACCCCATAATTGGCCGCAACTGCCACGATTGCCGACGTATCATTTGGGGGCGTTTCTTCTGGGAGAAGGTAGGAGTCGCCAGGAGGGGAGACGACTGCACTTCCATAGGTGCTACCCCACTTAGGCGTGACTGAATACACAGAACCTGCGAGAAAGCCGCTGCGAAACGGCGCGCCGCTGCTCGCAGATGCCTCAATGAGTATTGCCGCCTCTGAAATGATTTCTTGTACTGCCGGCTTGAGACGCTTCGCGATCTGTGGTAAATGATTAAACCCGACCGATGATGATACAGCCATGTGGCTCAGCTCCTATTGTGCGCTTCTTTGATCTTGGCCGCCTGCGTCTCGGCATTCATAAACTTGACGGCCCGCTCTCTCCACCAGATGGATTGATCCATCAGTTCCCACGGCGCAACCCCGAGCCATTGCGCGGCCTTCACGATGTTGTAATCTTCAGGACACGCGCCCATTTTCCCGTCCATCGCCAGGTAGCGCCTCAGATTGACAAGCTCCGGATCGTCTACTCCTGAGGCGCTACCTGGTTTGGGCCAATATCCTCCAAAATGGCCTGCATGATTTGCCTTTGAAATTGGACGCCAAACTCAGCGATACGTGTGATAGGGAACATCACATCAGGGGTGCCATCATAGATATCCCAGGATTTGATGAATGCGATAAATGCGGGATCGGCGTCGTTGTTGGCTTTCACCTCGTTCAATATCTTGTCGGTGATTTTGTTGGGATAGTATTCAATGATGATTGGCCCTGCAATTGTCTGGGCGGTGACTGTCGCAGTACCCGCCGCAATCTGGCTAAAACTGACTGGCATAGTGTGCCTTTCTAACGTGCTATACTGTATTTGGCCTTGTAGCTCATCGGTAGAGCGGCAGCTCCTTATTGGTGTCTGTGTCGTAGTTGGTTTAATTCCAACCAGGGCCACTTATAACGCTGCTAAAAGGTTCGTTACCGTCGCGGTCTGCGCCTTGCCCCACGTCGCATCCTCAACTCTTCCGCAAACACGCCCTTATCGTCCTTAAAAGGGTTGGGCTTGCTCACCTTCACCGCCATATCGTGCTGGTAGACGTTGTAGGCCGTCGCAACCGATGTAATGGTCGGCGTGCCGCCTGTGAGCGCGACGTTTGTGGCAATGACTGGCGACATATCGGTTGCCAACGCGCCGCTAAATGTGAACGTGTAGGGCCCACCGGCTGAGCCGGTCACGGTACAGTTTGCACCGACCGTGGAAAGCAACTGGAAGGCCGTATTGACCGTGGCTGAGGTAAGACCCGCGCTATAAGTGATGTTGGCGGTCGTCTGCCCCTTGTAGCCAAGCGTAAATGTGCCGCCTGTTGCGCCTCCCGCAATCGTCACGGTCTGCAAATTGTCGATGATGAGTCCTTGCGCGCTGACACGTAGGAATTGCGTTGCACCGGTTTGCATCATCGCGAGTGGAGCCATGCCGATCACATCAGCTGGAAGCAACAGCTTGAATATGCAGCCTGGGTTGAGGTCCACATGGGCCGTCCAACCCAGGGTTGCGCGGTTGAATGGGAAGAAGGGACCATAGACGCCCGAAAAGGCGTAGTCAAGATTGAGCGCCCCCAGGAGTTGCGTTGTGCCAAGTGCTGCGGAAGTCGTGTCAAGATATACATTGATGTGCTTACCAGCAACTGGCGCAAGCGCAACGGATGTTGGGGTAGAGGTCATCGTGATACCGTCTTGCAACGCCTGCGCAAGCAATTTGCTTCCAACGGTGATACCCGTTTGACGATCACCCTTGAAGCTGTATTCTGTGAATAAGCAATAGTTGGCTTTGCGCGCCCGTACAACCGTATCACCCTGCTCTATCGTATAAGTTTGCGGCGTGATTGAGCCGGTAAGCGGCGGCGTAAATACCCAATCTTTCGCAGTAGCAGATGCGCCATGCGCGATTGGGGAAGCAGTTCCAAATGCGCCGGCAAGCAAATAAATGATGCCGTTGTAGTCCAACTCACCGCCAACGGTACCCTCCACCCACTCGCTATTCTCTATTTGCGCCCCTGGATACTTGCGGCCCGTTGCCTCGTACATCTTGACATCGGCCATTGGCCCCCACTGGATGTCAAAGCAATTTATGAGCTTGTTGGCCGCGACATTCGTACCCAGTGCGGAAGTAGATTCAGCCCCGAACTGGAGATGCTGGTTTATGGTGGTGATTTGTGGTGTATACGGCATGTCTGCCTCCTAGCTTCCCTGTAGGTCTATCCTATATAAGCCGCCCAAATGACTCCACTGAGCGCCGTTGACAATTTCATCAAGCGCAATCTCACCATCGCGGTAACATTGCAGTACACCCCCGCCCCCTGGTAAACCCGTGGGTCTGACGCTCCCGAATAGCGCGTCAATTCTGTTTGCGCCTGCCACAAGTGCTACAAAATTACTCACTGGCCCGACCATCTTGATCTGCATCAGAATGCTTGCCCACAGGCGGATAGCATTCACCGTCAACTTGTCTCTATCCGCCTGCTTCCCGTAGGATGCATACGGCGGTATAGTCCCGATGTCTGCCATTCCCTGAAACACGCCGCCCGTTGCCGCTGCCATGAGTGCGCTATCGGCTCGCATGGTGCTATTCACCCACTGGAAGGCTTGCGCTACCTCACTCAATTGGTGTGCCTCCCTACATGATGACTGTCATAAGCGCATCACTCGCTACCGTGTACGAGTCCGCAATAAGGATGTAGTTGACCATCCAGCGCCTGCCGTTGTACTGCACTTGATCCCCTTCACGCCCGTCCGATATGGGCAAGAAGCGCAGCATCAATGCCTCCTTCGTGCCGATAATATTGGCAAACGCTTGCAGCTGCGGCGCGCTTGGCTTGTAGACATTGCAGGCAAGCATACTTGTCGGCGTGCCCGGCCATGTCTCCGTGCTGTGCCCGTAGCCATCCTGAGCCACGGTTTTGCGATAGAGCGGCAGCGATTGGTCAAGGCTTGATGCCACCGTTGCGGTAATGCTCGCGATGTCAACGCTACTCAGTAATCCAGCCATTAGCTCGCCTCCTAACCACTCGCCATGTAGTCGATTTCACGCGCCTTCAAACTTGGCTCCGCGCTCTGTCCTGATGCGATATCCGAGCGTGTCATTTGTATAGTGATGGCTCGCTGCTTCAAGCGGTAGGTATGAGCGAGTTTTTGCAGCATATCCGCCGCCTGAGAACGCTTGAATGACTGGCTATCGCTGCTAAAGTCAAAGTTCAGCACCCACTTGGCCGCCCACCGTTCCAATAAATCAGCCGCCGCGCGGTAGACATCGTGTGTTGAGCCGGTGATGAAGACAGGCGGGTATGTGTTCGCCGTAAATTCCCAGTGGCCCACGATCGGCTCGCTCACCGATGGCGTGACAAGCACCGTCAGGTACTGCTTCAACACCGCGCCATCTTCCCAATCGCCCAGGTCATGATAGAAGTCCAGGTACTTGAGCGTGCCCGCGGTATAGGTTGGGTATGCGGTCAGCGGCGCATTGCCGATATCCTGACGCGATGCGTCCAACACGTCCTGAATATCTTGATCATGAAAGATTTCACTCGTGCCACCAGGATCGTTGATAAGGAGTCGCACGCGCGGTATGATGTTCGTTTGCATGGTGCTGCGAACTGCCATCTTGTGAGACTCCTTCTAACTAGGGCTTCGCTAAAACGATGTCACCCTGGTACGTCACTGAGGCCGTGCCACCGCCCGCAATCGTGCAGGTCAAGCGGATTTGTGGCGCGGTAATCACACCGGCTACGACCGTGGGCTGCACGTTAAACGGGATATAGAGTTCGGTTACCTGACCGGTTGTAGTGAGCGACAACGGCGGATCACCGACAAAATCAGCGCGCCACGTGGTCGGTACCCCGTCATAACAGGCGTCAACTGAAAACGTGGCCGTATTGGTCGTAGTCGAGGTGGCCGCCGTGACCAATACACGCGCAAACAGCCCGCGCCTGGGCGTGCCGCCGGGCAGGATAAGCGCCGCGCCGTTAAAGGTCGTGGCCTTCGTGGTACTGGCTTGTAAAGCGATAAGAGCGTCTACGGGCATATCAGTTTCCTTCCTGAGCGGCAGGCTCAAATGTGACAGCAGGCTCTACAGGAGCTTCAGCTGCCGCCGCCTCTGCCTCGGCTTTGGCCGCTTCCTCAGCTGCCGCCGCGAGTTTCGCATCCTCAACCACAGGGTCAAGGTCGTGCGCGTGGCCCAGGTGCAGGGTCAGCATTTCAAGCACGCGGCCAAGGCGTACATCAGATTGCGAGATTTCCGCAACCGCCGCGCGCAACTCGGCAAACTCTTCAGGCTGCATGGCCATCGAGACGGGCCTATTTTGATGTCATACAAGCGCCCAATCGAGCGCGTGGAGACGTTCATGAAGCCAACTGCCCAGTCAATGAGCGTGCGGTAAATGACGCCGTTGTTGATGAGGCCCAAATCTTCCACGTTGAACGGGTTGAACTGCCAGCCGAAAAAGTGATCGGTGCCATGATTGACGGCATAGATGCTGGTGAAGTTGGCTGATGCGCCGGTTGAGTCAACGCCTGCCGCCGTTTCACCAACTGAGCCAGAGCCGGCTGCTATGGCGTTACCGGCGATGATACGGGTGGTTTGATCGGCTTTGAGGCCAGGATCGCGGATGACCGCGTTTTTGTACGTCGCTATCGAACGCTCAAACTGGTCGCGTGTGGTATCGAAACCGCCGCTCGTACCCATAAACTTGATGACCGAGTTGATGCGGCGTTTGACGTAATCATTCATGTAGAGGACGACGCCACTGCCATCAGGGCTATCGACACTCCACAGCAAAAGATCAAGCATTTCAAAGAAAGCCGCGCCGGTTTTGGCGGTGACGCCTGCCTGGGAAATGTCGGCGGCGGCTCCACCTGCGTCAATCTTGTTCTCAGGACGCACGCCGAACTTGTTGGCAGAGGCCGCATCATCGATACGAGCACGCAAACCAATGGGCGCATTGACATCACCGGTGACGTGGTCATTCTTGAAGTATTTGTAATTGATATCGTACGTGAGGGCTTTCAGCACAATGGCCGTTTGTGTGGCGCGTGGATCGGTAATCTGGTTTTGATCCTGGACAATATACTTGTCTACATCGACATAGTTCGTCATCAAGTAGACTTGCTCTTGGTAGGGGGTTGGTTGGGCGTGGACGCTCACACCCTCAGCGTTGAGCGGACGCCAGTTGATGGTCGGCAAGTTGCCCTCAAAACGGGTGCCATTGGCGATAAGGCTCTGTTTGGTCGCCAATTGCACGTCTTGAAGGATGTTGCCATAGTCGATGAGGGACATGGACACGGCCTGGATAAGCGGTGAGTTTGACATCAACGCATAATCGGCCAGGGTGACTGTCCCGGCTCCAATAGCCATATTGTTTCTCTCTCTCTTCTATCTCCCGACAGTAGTGAGCTAAAGAATCGTTATTTATGCCTGATGATTATGGCAATGTCTTGAACATGCCAGGGTCCGTCAGGCGCGGTATTCTGCCTGGTTGAGCAGTGTTGCCAGGGGATTGAATAGACGATCTCCCTGGGTTCATAGCGGGCGTTGCGGGTGGACCAATGCGTGCAGAGGTTGCAGGTGTTTCATCAGCTTGTTTGATGATATTTGGATTGCCTTTGACAATTTCATCCAATACCTTGTCGAGATTGGTAGGCTTTTCGTCCTCGTATTCCAATTTTTGAAGCACGTACGGCGCAATCAGTTCTACATTTGCAATGCCCCGTGTCGTGGCTTGTAGTTGGATTTCCTTCGTGACGTTCTCTTGCCGTAACTGCTGAACTTGCTTTTCTGCGGCTTCCGTGCGTTTCTGCATCTTCTCAATTTCGGATTGGGTGGCCTCTTGTGCCAGGCGTTCTTTCTCTTTATAGGCGGCTAATTCTTTTTCAGCCGCCGAGAGATTTTTGCCATGGCGTGCAGCCTCTTCCGATTTGTTGTTGGCGTGTTTTTCCAGTTCCGCAATGCGCGCCAATGCTTCCTCAAGCGTTGTCGCTATCATCTTCGTCGGCGTCGCGCCAACTGAAGTGCTGCCTGTCGCAGGCGATCCGGCTGTAGGCGTCGCGCCCGCACCGGATGAGGTAGTATCTTCTGGCATAAGTGTACGTTATTCCTTTCAAGTTGTCAATGTATGAATACTCATAAGTTGAATACTCAATCAAAAAATATTGCCATAGTTGTTATAATAGTAGCTATGAAACCTCCTGATATTCCTAAGATGAATCCAGGTATGCCATACCTACCAACGACTCAGACAGTAGGCGATATACCACGCCTAAGCGATGCATTTGAGCACATATTTGTTGATGATGGCATGGGCGGTCATTATGAATTTATTCAATACCCGATGCGTCCAAAGCCATGCTACAATGAAATGCTACTTGTTCCCTACGATAAACTTAAATAGGCTCGCGGGGCATGACTTGAACATGCACGCTTTGCAGCCCGTGATAAACAATCACAGATGTCTACCAGTTCCATCACCCGCGAATGGCTGGTCATTCCCAGCGCCCTTTGCCGCATGCGCAGTACGTGGCTTCATCAGGGTTCTCACAGCCGCAGCCGTTGCATTTCCAGGCGTGCAGGATGCGAATCCATAGATGCTTCATTATTTCTTGCCCTTCTTCCCGTGATAATTAGCTTGTCCAGGAGCTGCCTGCTTCCTTCGTGCAATCGCGCCAATCACGCCGCCTGGCACGCCTTTTGCTTTAAGTTGCGCGGCTCTGCCACCATGCCCGAGCTTGTTCGATTTGCCCTTGAATGACCCGCTTTTCTTTGTATCAGCCATCGCTTGACTCCTTTCTATGGCTCATCCCTCAAGCTATCAATCTGCATAGTGATTGCAGCATCAAATGCATCAAGTTTCGCAAGACAGATAGTGAACCGATATTTAAGATCACCATGCGCTTTTGATAATGCCAGGAGCTTTTTGTCAAGCGTCAGACCTTCGCTACGGATAGCAACCAAATTGTCAATGACGAGCTTTTTCTCCTGTTCATTCATGGCTGTTTTCCTCCTATCGGCGCTTGCGCTGGAAATGGTTGGCCTGGGAGCGGCGGCGCGCCTGGGACTTCGGGCGGCAAGAGGGCTGCAACCGCCGCCGCTTTTGCCTGGTCTTTTGCGTCTTCCGCATCCTTCAGTATCGCCTCTTCTTCAGGGTCATAGCCAAGCTCGCGCTGCAACGTTGTCCTACTGATGCCAATCTCCAATTTAGAGACGGCGGCTTGCACGGCGGGTAAATCATCCTCTGGTAGCGGGTTCTGCCAGGCGAGCGTGATCTTGATATCCTCAGAGAAATCATTGAGTACCAACAATGCCTTGCTCACCTCAATAATCGTATTGCCATAGGAACACCGCTTCTTCTCTGTTTTCTTCAGGATCGGCATGAACAGGAGTTCAAGGGCCACGCCACTCAATTGGCCGCGTGGCATGGTGGCGATACGTCCGGTTGCGACCCCTGGCACGCCTGATTCCTCATCCGTGTCGGAGCGCAAATCGGCGGCAAACTTGAGCGCGTTAGCGGAATCGCTTGGAAGCGGCACGGCCACGATCTTGCTTTCAGGCAGGGGCAATCCAATAATCGAGCCAACCACTCGTTTAATGAGCGATTCAGCCACGCCAGTTGCGTAAATAATCGGAGCGCCAAAGAGCTTGAAGAGGCGATTGATAGAGGACTGCCCCAGGTTCAGCGCGTTGTTGAGTCCAATCAGTCCAGGCGTCAAATCAGGCTTGCCCCAGTAGTTATTTGGGTATGGTAGATTTTGATTGCCGAACAATGGAGGAAATGCGTAGGGCCAATCAATCGGCGGTCCGGCTGCCGTCCATCCGGTCATGGTGGGCTGCATATTTGCGGAGAGAACGACCTGTGTCCAGTGCTGAATGTTCCATGAAGTCGGCTTGCTCGCCTGTCTTCCATTCTTCGGCTCAGGGTAGTTTGCAGCTATCTCTTCACGATAGTAGACTTCTTTCCAGTGCCCGTTGATCTTCTCCATTGTGCTGTATTGGATGCAGAATAAGAGCACTCGTCTACAATTCTGCGGGGCTGTCTGGACAAAGACGATACTCGGGTCTATGTTGACGATCTCAAATGTGCCGTCCATGTCAGGCACAATGCGCAGGAAGCCTTGCCCCGCCGCGCCACCATTCATGGCCCATTCCTGAAGCAGTGGGATACGCGCCTCTTTAATGCCCCATGTCGTATCAATGCAGTCCTGGGCCTCCTGCGGGCCGTTCTCTTCTGTCGAGATTTCAAGCTCTTTGCCAAAGAGGAAATCCACGCCCCTATCCACAATTGGCGCGCACCGGTTGCTCATCACATTATCATCAGCCTCGCCTGGCATGGGGACGAGCGGCTTCTCAAGCTCGTCGTTGTAGGCTTTCCAGGCTTCGGCTATCTTCTTTTGTCGCGCTTTATCGGCGTCGGTGATTTCGTAGGTAGGCTGTGCTTGTTGGGTTTGTGGTGTTCTGAGTGTTGGCGCTTGCATGGTTTGGGTCATGGCATTATCACCTCGGGCGTGATCTTACGATATTCAGGCGGTTGATCGGGCAATGTTTCCACCGTGAAACGCATAGACAAGCGCGGCAATTCGCAATATTCTTGTGCTTCCGGTAAAGCATCAGAGATGAGTGTAAAATCGAGCGTTCGGACGTGCTGGTTATAGTTGATGCCGATAACCCTATAACCTTCTGGCAAGCAGAGCAATTGCTCCAACAGGTCAGTTGAGACAGGCAATATAGCCAATCGAAGCTGTTCAGTTTGCGTTGTTTGGGTCATAAGTGACTCCTAATAAACACGGTGACTATACGCCACCGATAAGGGCTTCAAGTCAAATCGTGCGCACAAATAGCGAATCGAATCCATTCCATGATCGTTCTCTTTTACCGGCTCTTCCTTCGCTCGCACGCCTGAAGTGCCCACATACCAGATGTACACCTCTGGCTCATCTTCCACACATGTCGGCTTCTTGGCGCGCGCCAACTCCTGGTCACGCTCAACAAGCGAGTCACGCATAATCATGAGTCGGGCTTTGCCATCACCACTCGCTTTGAAACGCGCTGCAGTTGCTTGTATTCCATCCAATACTGCTTTGTGGGCGGGCATGGTTCTAAGTCCAAGGTGGCGCTCCAATGTAGCTCTGCCTTCTGCATCGTGGTCACAGATAATCTCACGCGGGAGTGGGTCACCACCAGGCTGGCCCCATCGGGACACTTTACGGATATCTTGTGCATGGTCTTCTACCAATCTTTTTGTCATGTACATTTGCCGGTAAATGATAATCCGCCCATCGGGGTCTATCGCTGCCCATAAGCACACAAATGGATTCGTAAAGCCAAAGTCGATGGCTAAATATCTAGGCCATTCAGCAGGGATGTGATACCTGTCATACCCTTGCCATTTGTCGATGACGTTCCGCGCCCTATCCCAACTGTCTTCGTAAATCGTGCCTTCAGCCGCCGCCCATATCCCATATCTGTAGCGCGCGAGTCTCACACCGGTTAGACTTTCAAGCACTGATAGATAGCGTTCACCCTCATCGGTGATCGTACCATCCTCATTGAAGAGTAGGGGGTTATCCTCGTGGCGCGACTCAAGCATGATTGTCTTGCCATCAAGTGAGCGTTGCCTGAGCCAGTGCTGCGGCGCATCGGGGTTGCAGTCACCAATCAACTGTTGATAGCTATTCTTCCCGTTGCGCAGGCGTATGGTGCAGGACTCCCAATCATCCTCTGTCAGTTCCGTCGCTTCCTGCACATAGATTAAATCCCACTCGGATGACATTATCTTGGATGGGCGATCCAGCCCACCGACTGCGAGAATTGAGCCATTCTTACGGTACTGATATTGCTGGACAGAGGATTTCCACTGGACTCGTGTGCCAAGTTCAGGGCCAAGGACATGCTTTTCGTACGTCACCATCGCGCTCTCAGTGAGCGAGCGGCGTGTTTTGCGTACCATCAGCGTGCGTAGTTGGGGATGCTTGAGGCAAGCGAGATGTACTTTTTCGAGAATGGCGCGTGATTTGCCGGTGCCTGCCGGACCTGACAAGATGATTTGCGGCTCTTGCATCGTGAAGATGTCGCGACACTGCCCACGCGGGGTATAGTGCATAATCAATTCAGATTTGACAGGCGAGGCTATCATACTTTGTCTACTCCAACCCCATACTCCCGAACCAGCGTCACGCCGTCCGGCAGCTCGTCCGATTTCGCATCCAGCCCGAGCATCCTGGCCTCACGTTCAGCAAAGGCAATCAATCGGTCAAAGGCAAAGAGCCGCCCCCGATACTTCTTATCCATCGCAAGTAGCCACACTTCCTCATGCATCTTTTCCAGGCGCGAGGTGTGGTCCTTGCGCCACTCTTCGATGTTCTGCACAATCACGCGGTCAAGCTCGCGCTGAATGGCGTTACGCGCCGCCCCTGGACTGCCGTAACTACAATCCTGGGCTATGCGGTCATAGGTCCAGCCCTCTTGACGACGTTGGATAGCTTGTGTAACACGAACGGCTGCATTTACATCCCGATTTACTACCCCCTGTTTATTTGGTGGTCGGTCGGTGGTCGGTCGGTTCCACTGCTCTTTATCGCGCTTCTCGATGATGTATGTTTTCGAGACACCGTGCTTTGTGGCAACTGAACGCAGCGACATACCGCCCTCATAATCGTCCCTGATAGCCGTCCAGTTTGCACCGTTCATTCGTTCACCCCAATCGGCCTACACCGGTACTGCTCTATCATCTCGCCCAGGCTCAGCAGTTCGGCGCATCGTTCTTGTGTAACCACATACCAACGGGCAAAGTGCCACTGTTCCGTATCGTGGAACAGGTTCAGGCGTACCGTGGGATGCGTGGCGATAGTGGCGAGTTCAGTCATGCTTTTTACAATCCGCGCTTATCACACAACCATAGGGCGCATAATATTCGCACTCACAAAACCAATACCGATAATCAATCAATGCCATAAGAGCGCAGTACAGCCATGTATAGTGTTTACCCGTATAGCCTTTGCGATAGTAGCTAAATAGTTTCAAACACGCGCTCTCCTTCTCGGCTCATACCGTCCAGGCGGCGTCACCGTGACAAATACCCAAATCCACCAGGCGAAGGGCAAGATCACAAATGAGAAGCCAATCACGAACGGCGGCAGGAATTCTTGTGTAATTTGTGCGATCGTCAGGATGTGCATCACGCTATTCCTTTGCCAGTTGCTTTCTTAGCTCTTGTAGAGCATCTGAGAGGTTTCTATAGTCATCTCGGATAGCTTTCCATCCCTTCGTTGTGAGTTCATCAACTTCTTTCTGAGGAGAAAGCGAACCAAAAGGGTCTGTCAGATTAAGGCTACTGCCCAGGTATTTCATGCACTCATCTACATAGTCGAGCGGGGATACTATTGGCTGTGTATATGGCGTCCATGTCATGCTTTCACCTCTAAATTGTTCCACTCAGTGAAACGTGTGTTCCGTCCAGTGGAAAGTGTGCCCCGTTTAGATGTACGCTATTGCTTGTTTTACAGGTTTTACATGTACACTAATGGAAATTAGTGTACATGTTCACTTCATTTTGTGAAGCGTCTCGCTCTGGAAAGAGAATATCTTCCCCACATGTCATGCAGAGAAGCCGTTGCTCTTTTATCTCCATACCAGTGATTTCAACCTTGTCATAATGCCCGATAAGTTCTATCTTTGGCCGCATGTCATCAAGCCGTTGTTCAAAATGCTTGAAGTAGACTCCTATCTCAACGGGATTCAAGAGTGATGTCATTCCACTACTCAGCGTAAAGGAGAATAGCGGGTCTGCTTTCATGGTTACGATCTGCTTAAAGATTTGCCCACAATGATGCGTCTCTTCAATCAGTATCGTGAATGTTGCTTGCTCGTTCATGGCCACCTCAAAATATTGGCAACCGGATTGGCCTGCACGAGCACGTACAGAATAGCGATATAGACGATGAGGTACAGCGCGAAGGTTGCCTTATCTCGTAGTGTCATCGTTTCTTCCTTTGCTCGTGATAGACCCGTACAGGGAGCGAAGGCGGATGGCGGCGCTCTTGCCGATTAGCAGAGCCAGTCACGCTCACCCATACAGGCGGCTCACCTTTTCTCTTATAGAGCTTTGCCACCTCACCGCAGATCTGCATGGCATGTGCCAGCTTCTTTTGATTGGCTATGAATTCTCGTGTAGCAATCACTTCTTCTCCTTTGGCTTGCACTCTTCCAGGCGGTGCCAGGTGCGGTGGAGCGGCTTCTTGGAATAGGAGACATCGGTTTTGTATGCTGTCGTCGTCTTCTTCCAGTTGCAGTCACTAAAAATGCGCATATGAGTCTCGCCTTTTGCCCATACTCCTGTCACGACGGCTGCATGGCACGTCCCGCGATGGCCGACATGATGCACAACTTCCCCAACAATCGCCTTTTTCATGCGCTCTCCTATGGCTGGCACTCATCATGCAGATCGAAGAACTCTTTGCGCTTCGTGGATCGCTTTGCCCACGGCTCCTTGACCGCAAACTCAAGCGTATTACCACACCAGCACTTGACACCCGGGGGAAAGCCCAATTTCTGAATGACCTCGTAGTGGTGGATAATGCGTGTTGAGTTGGCTTTCTTAATGGGGATAAGGACGACGTTTGTATCGTGCATAATTGCCTCGACAAACAAAAAAGCGTGAAGACTCATTTCAAAGTCTTCACGCTTGCATTAGGCCTCAGCCTGCTAAACAGCGTTGCTAGGGTGGGATCGGCAAATTGCTTTACCGACCCCTGGCACGGTTGCTGTTTATAGGTGCAGTACCGTAAACGAACACCGCCCTCCCATCTCGCGGAGGCGCTGCAAAGCCATGATTATTAGCTCATGACGGCAATCGGAGCTGGGCATTTACCATACTCCGGCGGGCCGACCCGCCTGGTATCTTAGGTAGGGGTAGTACTACTTCCCCGGTCCCGGCCCGGGAATTGCACCCTAACTTCTTCCAGAGTATGCCCCTGGCGTGCTACTAGTACACTACAACCGGGTCAATTGATATGATGTGCCAGGGGAAGGACTCGAACCATCCACCTCCGACCTATGCGCTATGAATGAACCCATACCATAGTATCGGTGCTCTTGCCTCTGAGCTATCCCTGGCTAGTTGATCGTTTGTTTCTTGTGACCAAAGAACTGTCGGATCATAAATTCAATGGTGGATAGGACGCCATTGCGATAGAGCAGTTTAATCTCTCCATCACCCCCATGCTCTTCTATCCCTTGCGCCATGCTGCTAATCTTCTTCACGACTTCAAGCTTGATTGGAATATGGATGGCCTCAATTTGTCCGGTATCTTGACAGAGCATGACGCGCCCCCAGGTGGTGTTTGGCTGGCTACTAATCCCACAAAGGAGTTAGTAGCCATATTGTAACTATACAGACTCGCATAGGAGGATGTCAAGAGTGCAGGAAAAGCGGCTTTACACTTTTCGATTAAGCGCACTTGAGACGCTATGCCCTGGTGGGATACGTACTCCCTGCTCCTTCCCTGTGCCTTCTAGTTTCTCCATGACGCAAAGTTCAAGCCCTTGATTGCCGCATTCCTCACACGTCGTCTCTGCCCACGCCTTGAGCGTGCTTGCAATGAAAACGTACGAGGAAGAGTAATCGAATGTCTTACGTTCCTTCATACATGTTTGGCACCGTAGAATAACTATCATTATCTTTCTCCTTATCTTTGGGTCTGTAAATTTGGCATAGATGTAGTATTAGTCAGCGTCCAGAAACCGATAGACCACATTGACAACTGAACGCATTACCATGAAATCTACGAGTGGTTTTGGCTTCTCTGCTGGTGTTTCAAGAACATGGATATTTCCATACTGAGCTACGCTGAGCTCTTCGATGATAGGAACAACGCTACTCTCTGAGGGGATAGCCCTTCCCATACTCTCAAGTATTTGACCCGCGACGTATTCAGCCATCACAACGGGGTCATGGTATGCATCTTCAGGCTTGCCACACTGCATATTGGGTGTTATTCCCAATCCGATAAGCTGACCGCTTAGTGCCTCGATAGAGGCGCTGGCCTGTAGCTGGTCAACATCAGGCTTATGTAGAAGAGCATCAACATTCTTGATGATACCAAGGCTGATGTCGCGGATTTCCTTACTACGGGGATTGCTGTTAAATTGCTTCCTGGTTACGGGTATTATTGCCATGTCTTTCTTCTCCTTGATTGTTGTCTTACTTGTATAAACTGGCCTTGACTCATTCAATATAACATCTACGGTATATGTTCTATCCCTATTCCATGCTGCTTGAAGTGTTCAAGCGCATCTGCAATACGCTCTGAGGCTTGCGCCTGCTTGACTTGCACAAACGCAAGGTACGTGGGAAGCCACGCTTCCCACGTTGGATACTCAAAACCTTTATCATGCCGCTCTTGAATGGTCTTCTCGATTTCTTCCAGGCTCAGAGGTGTTAGTCCATATGTCATGATCTTCTCCTTTGGGGGATTGCTCCCCCTCTACGCTATAGCAGGCTCGTCCCCGATGGCCTGTTCCAATTGCAAGAACTGATCCTCGACCAGATCATACACCGTTTCTTTGCTGATATTGAAGCCTGTTGTGGCACTGGCGAACGCACAGAAGCCGCTCTCACTTGTCCACAAGCCCTTTTCTTTGCCTCTGGCATACAACGCGTTCAAGCGGGCGCTGTTGGGCGCAACGCTCTCGACGACCACATTACCGGATTGCTCCATCTCTTCATGGCTGTACAGCCCACCCATTTCAGCAGGGAAGGCGCGCCGCAGCGCGAGGCTCTCGGCACATTTGGCAAGCATAAGATCGGGCATTTTCACCCATACTGGCGAGGTCTGTGCGTAGCTCTCGAAACGTGCGACTGCCCAAATTGGATCATCGAAGCCAGAGCGTTTGACGCCGACCTTTGCCGCTACAGGCGGCACTTTCGAGAGCCACACATCAACCCACTGCCCATCGTCAGCGCAGTAGAACGGGCCGAGCTGCCCTTTATACTTGCCTGACCGCTCGGCAATCAGGCGCAGGCCATCAATTGACACCTGGATGGTGAGCTTGCCTTTGCTGCTGAAGGCGTATATCTCGCGGTTGAATGGGTTGAGGTTGCGATGCTTGCACACTTCCATGAAGAAGGCAAACTCGGCATTGCTCAAATCTTTGGCAACAGTCGCCTTCATGATCTCCATTTGCCGGTTGTTGAACGGTTGTACTATCGCTACTGCTTGCACTGTCATGATTGCACCTTCTCACCGTAAAAGTAGCGTGCCCCCTGGGCCGGGGTCATCTGCCCATGCAGCACTGGCAATTCTATCAACTCGCGGAACGCCTTGATGTCATTATGACACGGGCAGCTACTATCTGAGCAAAACGGGTGATCCTGCGTGTGTACCAGCTCGTCGAGCATGATGACTGCGTAGACGATGCCAATATGCAGGTCTGGTATCTCTTGATCTTTTAGCATTTCAAACTCTCCTGATCTCAGACTATCCTCAACGTGGGGAAGAATGTCTGACCACTCTTCCCCGACATAATCTCTCACCTTAAAATTGACTGAAGGCTAATTCCCGATTGGAACGAGCCGTCTCATGCATTTCCCTGACCTGGCGCTGCAAGAGAATGAACATTGCGGCTTGCTGGACTGCTGCGTTGAAGCGGCGCATATGCTTGCACTCGCGGTCGCGATACTGGTGATCGGGGCACTGGCAATTCGTTGCAATGCCTTGCTCTTCGTCGATGGTCAAACTGTACGTTGTGCTTACGTGTGAAAAGCTCTGAACTTGTGCTACCATTTCTTTGTCTCCTTATTGGTTGAGGGATGATTTTTGAAGTTTTGTTTCTCAACCTCTAAGGATAGTATACCTTATTTCTCGCCACTTGTCAAGCCTTTTCAACACCAATCTACACATATTTGACATATCCAAAAATATCTGTTATACTTACCAATAGATATTAACGCATGTCAAGAGAGGTAAGTTATGACAGAAGAAAAAGAGTATGTAACTCTGCAAGAGGCGGCTACGCAACTGGGCATTAAGCGAGCATCGCTCTACTACTACCTCAAGAAAATGAAGATCGAGCCACGTAGTTTCTCCCTGAACCGACACGCTTTCATATCACAGGCCGATTTTCAGCGCATCAAGAATGTGAAAGAAAGCCCCTGGAAAGCAGAGAAGCAATCATGAAAGGATTGGATGAAGTATTACAGTGCGTTTATAAGATCACTAACACTGTAAACAATATGGCGTATATCGGCACTACTGGTTGCCTTCAGTATCGATGGTACGGCCATAGAACAGCATCCCGAAAAGGTAAAAATCCACTTTATCAGGAGATGCGCGTGTATGGGCTGGATAAGTTTATCATTGAAGCTGTTGAGGAAAACATCCGATCTGGTATAGCTAACGACAGAGAAGCCTACTGGATCGACTACTTTTGCACGGCTTCCCCTCATGGCTACAATGTAGATGCAGGCAGCTTGAAAAGACAGCGCATCAGGGATGCAAAGCAGGCCGCTGCTGAAGGGAAACACTAAACATGAACGATCTGACTATCGTTCTCGTGGCGACACTCAGCCTCATCGCCTTCACATTGATCGTACTAAACTTCATCCTGGTAGCAATGGTGAGGGCGCTCCTGGATATTCGCAACGAATTAGCAAGGAAGTAGAAAACGCATGATTAAAGTCACCGATTATATGGTTGCTCAACTCAGGGAGAGCCTTGACGAAGCCGATACCCTCGGCGCGGCCATTTGGGGCGGTGTGCCAAACATTAAAGTGCAATCCGTTCTCGAAGGACGCAAGAGAACGCTCTCTAGTGATTTGAGCAAGATCATCAGTTATTTGACTGAGCTTCGGTCAAATGTTGAAAGTTTGAAGATGGTTGATGGAGAGGGAGAGCAATCGTGAACCAACTACCACCAAACCAGATGAGCCAACGCGAGCAGTGGCAGACACAAGCAGAGTTTGCCAAGAGCTACACCACGCCCGCGGTGATTACGCTCGTCTTGTACTTCGTACTGTGGGTGCCTGGGTTGATCGCCAACATCGTCTATCTCGTAGAGGCCAACAAAACCAAGAGGATCACCGGCGTCAATCCCGATGGATACGGGTGCCTGCTCTCAATGCTGGCAGTTGTAGCAGGCATACCGGCGCTACTTCTGCTATGTGTGCTCTTGCGGGTGTTCTGGGTTGCCGTACTGCTGCATATGTAGCTAAGAAAGAGAGGTCTATCATGTCACAACCAATTGACAAAGAACAGAAAACCACGATGGATAAAGAGAACACACCGCCTTCGGGTGACTACTGCTGGACTACAGGCCATACTGGCGGTTGGGGCTGTCCAGAGTGCGCAACGCCTGAGTTGAAAGAATTGACATTCGGCCCGGTCACATTCTACCAGCGCGGCCCGATGTTGCGCATCATCTGGAAATCTGGATCACAGGTTGACCCGGGCATCACCGGCCATGTGCTGAGCTTGGACGAGTTGGAGCAGCTAGAGGCACTTATCCAGCTTGCTAGAAATGCGCAGCCAAAGTTATCCACAGAGTGATGAGCCTGGTGTGGATAAGTGAGGAAAGTTAAAAAGAGGAAGAATATGGACTTAGCGGAAATACAGAAACAAGTAGATGCATGGCTAGAGAATATAAAGCAAGATATGTACGCACAGCAAACGGTAGAAGTTGTCCAGTGTCAGCTTTTGCTTATCATTATCGATAAACTCATCTCAATTGATGAGAGCTTGTCGAGCATGAGTAGCGATAGTTGGGACGATCACCACAATAAGTGAGGGGTGTCGCCTTGCGAGTGTGTGGGGGAAAGCAAGGCGACTATCCGTTCAAGGAGAACAAAATTGACCAAACACGTGTCATGGGAATTATAGCACACGAGTTGAAAGGATGAGAAGAACATGGGATACACAAGACACCACGCAATACTGGTCACGACGTATAAAGAGCAACTTACAAAGACTGCCCATGAAAAAGCGAAGACAATCTTCGAGGATACGCTTATTTCCCCTGTACAAGAGTCTGTCATAAATGGCTATCATTCCTTCGCTATCTTCCCTGATGGCTCTAATGAGGGTTGGGGTGACTCAGAGATGGGCGATGAGAACCGGGCAATGTTTATCGCCTGGCTGGAAACACAACGCTTTGAAGATCGCGGCTCTCCCTATGATTGGGTGGAAGTGCAGTATGGCGATGATGAGTGGGAAACCTGTATTGTCAATGATAGTGATGCGCTGTTAAGGACAGAAGGGTACAAAGAATAGCGCGATCGACTCTCAATGTGCTATAGTTTCCCTGTTCTATGCTGGAAGCCGCGTTATCCGGGCAAGTGACCCGGGCGCGGCTTCACCACATTACAGCCTCGCGCTACGCAATCATACCTACCCATCTTTCCTACTTACTTAGACGCACACAATCAAGAACTATAAAATTCTCTTCACCTTCCCCATGTCATTATTAACTTTTGTTCATCATTTCACATCACCTCGTACCAGTTCCGTATTGCTGTATGAACATTTATTCAGGTTAAGGTTTTCCCCTTGCAATTTCTTGCAGAATATGTTACGCTAATAACAATCACGAATAATGTTGAACATCGTAAAGGAAACCATTCATGCTATTAGAGGCGGTACAGGTGAAACTAAAAGTCAGCAACCTTCGCGCAGAGCTTCAACTGACACAAGTTGAACTAGCAGAAATGGCTGGCGTGGCCCGGCTCGTCGTTGTCAATGCGGAAGCAACACGGAGAGATGTCAGGATTAGCAGGCTATCGGCTTTTGCTATTCTTGATGCATTGAACAGAGCACGAGTACAGAAGGGGCTATCTGTACTCGCCTTTGATGATATCGAATGGAAAATCCAAGGGGAAAATTAATAGCGTAGAACCCCATCTCACAATTCTGGCCGAGGCGTGAAATAGGGTTCGATGGGCATTACACCTATAACTATAATACAGCAGATTTCACGATCTGTCAACATACGTTTAGGGGGAAGCCCAGGAAAGAGGGCATTGCACAGATGTTTACGAAGAGTAGAATCACCATTTTTGGTGGTAAGCACAACAACATGAACTGGCACGGGGAGCCAAACAAACCTTTTCAGAGCGTTTCCACTAATGCATGTTCTTGCAGTATGGATGCATCACCTAAAACTATAGTCACAACTATACTGCAAATTGGAATGGGTGTTCGTGGGTTTTTGGGGCGTACACAAGAGAGGGCGGTGGCGAAATGAATGAGCAGACCACCTATGCATACGGCTTTGCACGTATGCCCCGCATTATCCGCAAGGGCTATAAGAACCTCACCAAGATGCAAAAGCTCCTGTACATCTACCTGCGTGACCTTGCCGGTGAAGATGGCACCTGTTACCGCTCACTCAGAACGCTTCAAGAGGAAACTGGCTTCTCTATCGGCTACCTCAGTGAGAATATCCCCATTCTCCACAACGAAGGGCTGATCCATGCCGAGATGAAAAAGAGCGCGACAACCCATTGGGAAGTGTGGCACATCTCGATCGTGGATATTTGGGAGTTAAATGCTTCCTTTATACAGGCCGAGAAGTGTTCACCAGATGAACAGTTAGTCAATCAAAGTGTTCAGGACATGAACAGAAGTGTTCACCAGATGAACAGTCCGGCTGAAAGTGTTCACGCGGTGAACGAAAGTGTTCACGCCATGACACTAAATAAAAAGAATACTAAAAACAATAGTACGGAAAACAATGATAGAAAAGAGAGAGAAGATTCTTGTGATGCTGCTAGCGCAGACATCACGCGCGCTATTTCACCTCCAAGTGAAAATGATGTTCAGGATGACGAAGAGACACAGAAGCGTGCAGCCTTACAGAAGACCATTGCACAAGATAACCAATCAAAGGGACCACCTGCACCCTCAAAGCCAAAGCTCAATACGGTAACGCCGGTCGTCCCTCCCAAGCATCGACAGGATAAGCCCATCACCATGCCCACCACTGACGAAGAAAAGGCGTTCCAGGCGCGGTGTAGCAGGTGGTACAAGCAGATCACCGAATGGTGCGGTGGTCCGATGAAGAAGGCAGGCGCGGTCATCAATGAACACAAGGCAATCAAGGCGCTCTGTGAACTATCAAGTGACAAACAGATAGGGGATGAACTGGAATACCTGACTACGAAAGACTGGAAGTGGAGCAAGATTGACAATAAGTACAACGTCAGGGCATTTGTGCTGCTTGAACACGCGGGGGCTGTGAAGCGCATCCTTGACAATCCACCGGTAAAGGGCAATGGGCACGCGTCCACGCCGCCTACGGGTGGTGTATTCGCAGAGATGGGGATCAAGCGAGTGGAGGTGGCGCAATGAAGCCGATACTGAAGTACCCCGGAGCCAAGTGGAACCTTGCTCAGTGGATTGTCTCATACTTTCCTGAGCATACCCACTACCTTGAGCCGTATTGCGGGAGCGCGGCCGTGTTTTTTGTAAAGCCACCATCAACCCATGAAATCCTTAACGATATCAA